CCAGCAATTTATTTTGAAAAAGATGGAAATGAATTAAAAGATTTGCAGGATACAAAACAAATAGGCGCAGAAGCAAAAGATATGACACATGCAGTTAAGATGTTAAATTATGCTAATAAAAATACATTACTTGTTTTAATTTCTCAACAAAGAAATCAATTTGGATCCATGCATGCTTCACATATACCAACAGGAGGAATGGCAGTAAAATTCTTTTCTTCTACTGTTATTAAACTTTGGTCTTCTGAAGCTGAGGCTAACGCTATTAAAGACGGCGTCAAAGTTGGAGATAAAGTTATTGAACAAAGAGTTGGAAGACCAGTTAATTGGATTATTGATTATAATAAACTTGGTCCGCCAAATTTGTCTGGACAATATGATTTTTATTACCAAGGAGAAACTTTAGGAGTAGATCAAGTAGGAGAGTCTCTAGATGTTGCAGAAATGTGTGGCATTGTAGAAAAAGGTGGCGCTTGGTATACAGTTAATGGAGAAAGATTTCAAGGTCGTGCTAAAGCAGTTGCGTATTTAAAAGAAAATCCAAAGGTTGTTGATAAACTAGTTAAGGATATAAATGCCAAATCTTAAAGAGTTTTTTGATAAACCTGAAATTTTACAAAAAAACGGAGTTGAAGAAATACCTGGAACAAAGCCATGTTCTAAGTGTGATAAAGATGCAGAAAAAGCATTTTGGGATCCAGCAACATTTACTATTTCTTGGAAATGTCCAGATGGACATGACAATCAATTTAAGGTTAATGGCTAATGTCAGAAAGATCAGAGGCTAAAAGAGATGGCGCAAGACAACAAAAAAATAGTGGACGTGGTGATTATCAAAAAGGTGACGCTCAATGGAAAAATTTTGTGGTGGATTATAAAGAGTACGAAAAATCAATCTCTATTTCAAAAAGTATTTGGGCTAAGATATGTACAGATACTTTTAAAGTTAGTAGGGATAAGAATCCAGTACTCAAACTCATCCTTGGCCCATCTAGTAGCAAAATCAGGCTGGCAGTAATTGAATGGGCTTTGCTAGAACAATTAGTAGAATGCTGGGAGGATAAAAATGGGAAGCAATAATAAAATACCTTTTAATAAAACAATTATTAAAAATGGTAGAATTATAAGACTTAGAAAAGATGGCACTATTAAAGCCGATCTTGGTCCATATAAAGTAAAAAAGGATAAATAGTGGAAGATAAAAATACATTAGAGTTAATTAATTCTATTACTGAGTTTAACGATCTTCATGAATACATGAATGATGAGCAGTTGGATAAAGCGTTGGCTATTGTAGTAAAATTATTAATGAACCCAGATGTTCCATCTGCTAAAGCACCATATTTAATTATAGAGCTTCAAGCCATGTCAACTAAATTTTCTATGATGGCGTCAGTATATTCTACTATTGCAAAAGATAAAGCAGGAACTGTAAATAACAATAAGAAAAATATTTATTATTCAGCAAAAGAGTCTATAGACAAACTTGTAGATGCACTTAAGTATGTCGTTAGGTATAGCTCATAATGGGTAGAGATATAGTAAAAAATCTTAAATTTAAAAAACATACGGGAAAGCATTTTGACCCAGAACGATTTGCACAATTGCTTGATGAATCATATAGAAATACAAAACGTGCTGATGGAGAAATGACAAAAAAGTCTTTTAGTCCAAGTTCTTTAGGGTATGGTCATGGAACTTGCCCAAGATATTGGTACATGGCTTTTTCTGGCGCAATGTTTATTGACGACAACGATGCTGTTGCAGTTGCCAACATGGCACAAGGTACGCAAGCCCATGAAAGACTACAAAATTTAATTAAAACAATGCCAGAATGGAGAGCGGAAGAAGAAGAGATAGTAAATGAATATCCTCCAATCCGTGGCTTTATAGATTTAATTATGGAATACGATAATGAAACAGTAATTGGTGAAATTAAAACTGCTAAACAAGAAGTTTGGGATGGAAGACAGTCAGAGATGAAGCCGACTGCAAACCATTTGCTTCAACTGTTAACTTATATGAAATTAAAGAATGCTAAAGAGGGATTCTTTTTGTATGAAAACAAAAACACCCAAGAGCTTATAGTAATACCAGTTTCAATGAATGAAAAAAATACTAAAATTATTGAAGATACTTTTTTATGGATGCGTGAGGTTTGGGATAATTTTAAAGACGGAGACCTACCAATGCGCCCAAAGGGATCATCTAAATCTAAAATGCCTTGTACCTATTGTCCAATTAAAAAGGAATGCTACTCAGGCCTAATAGGAACAGTACAGATAGATCAATATGAGGTTCCTAAAATATGATCTGTTTAAATAAAGAATGTAATAAAGACTTCAATCCAAAAACACATAATCAAAAATATTGTACTGATGAATGCTGCAGGATTGCAACCAACAAAAGAATTATGGAAAAGTATTACGAAAAAAAAGCTATTAAGAATGGCGCAGTTAGATCTTGTAAACATTGTAAAACAAAATTAAGTAGATATAATCAAAACGATATTTGCGCTACATGTGAAAAAAATATAACATATGAAAGTAAAAAAATGATATGGGGTATATTAGGTGAACTTAGCTAGTCTGGTTAAAACAAAAGCATATCGTGTATTAGGCATAGATGCATCTACTACTTCAGTTGCTTTTTGTTTAATGGAAAATAATATTCCGTTAAAATGGGGAAAAATTGAATTATCTGGCGCAGACATATATGAAAAAATACATGATGCAAAGATTAAAGTAGCAGCAATGTTAGATAATTTAAAGTCAGATTATATTGTAGTAGAAGGAGCAATACTTGTCAGATCACCTGATGCTGTGATAAAATTATCATATGTATATGGAGTTGTTATTGCTGAGCTTATGTCTACTGGCGCTAAGGTTATTACTATTAGCCCATCCTCGTGGCAGGCGTTCATTGGCAACAAAAATCCAACGAAAGATGAAAAGTCTGCAATAAGATTAAAGAATCCTGGATATGCAGATTCTTGGTATAAAAATCAATTACGTAATATGCGTAAGCAAAGAACTGTAGATTATTTTAATAATAAATATAAATTATCACTAAATGATTTTGACGTAGCAGATGCATTTGGTATTGCACATTATTCTAATGAAGTATTAACTAAACGATGAAGCTATATCAAAGCAAAGACTGGCTATATCGTAGATATATTGTTCAAAAGAAAACTGTTACTGAAATTGCTATAGAGTGCAGTGTTTCTGCTATGACAATACAAAGATACCTAGACCAGTTTGGATTAATTAAAAAAAGATGAACATAGTATATAAACTTTTTCATTTACCTAGAGATTATAATCGAAATAAATTGGTAGAAAATGTTCATTCAAATCTTCTTAAAAACATAAAAATACTAGATACAGATACTATTAAAATTTCATCATACAATGAATATATTGAATTTAGAGACAAGTACCCAGATTTTAATATAGATATAAATGGATATAATTTAGACAATAAGCAGGGTTGGCGATACGGAGAAGTCGGTATTTGGGCCAGCAATTGGTTAGCCTGGAAAAATTTTATCAAATCAGATTATGAATATTTAATATTAATGGAAGACGATATTGTATTATATGATAACTTTTTAGATAACATTAAGGAATATTTAACTGAGCTCCCCATTGAATTTGATGCATTTCATGCCTTTTACCCAAAAAGTGAAGAACATAAATATAATATTGAACTTGATATATCAAAAAGTATTTGCTCATCGTATCAAGATTGGTCATGCGCTTGTTATATAATTAATAAGTCTGGTGCTAAAAAAATGATAGAATTAGCCTCTAAGGGAATTAGTCTTCCATTAGACTGGTTTATGTTTAGACAAAAACATGCATTAAATATATACACAGTTAAACCAACAACAAATGATATATGTACAGTATTAAACATACAGTCTACATTTCAAACAAAAGAAGATAGGAAAACATTAAATGGGATTCTCTGATCCAACTAATAAGCCATGGACACAAGAAAAAATAATTGAGTTAAAGCCTACTACCGTATTAGATGTTGGTGCTGGACAAGGTGTCTACCTAGATTTAATTAGGCAAGGCTTAGGTGCTAGTGTAATTGTAAACGCTGTAGAGGTCTGGCAGCCATATATAGACCAATTTGATCTTGAAAATAGATACGACAAGCTATTTGCAATGGATGTAAAAGATATGACAAATTTTTCATACGACCTTGTTATATTAGGAGATGTTTTAGAACATATGTCAGAACAATCAGCAGTTGAACTTTGGGATAGAATATCTAAACAAGCAAAATATGCAATTATATCTATTCCTATTATTCATTATCATCAGGATGCAATTAATGGAAATCCATATGAGGTTCACGTAGAAGAAGACTGGAATACTGAAAGAGTTTTAGGCACATTTAAAGGGATAGTAGAACACAAAGAATTCCCAGTGACAGGAGTGTTTATAGCAAAGTTTGACAAAGAATGATTCCAAAAATTATTTGGCAAACCTATAAAGATTCATTTGATCAATTACAACCATACATGGTTGATGCAGTAAATACTTGGAAAAACTTAAATCCAGATTTTGAATATAGATACATGGATGATTCCCAGGCTGCAGAATTTATATTAAATGAGTACGGCAAAGAATGGCACGAGATATTTATAAATCTTCCAGTAGGAGTAATGCGTGGAGATTTATGGAGATATATGATTATTTATAAATATGGCGGAGTATACTCAGACCTAGATACAGAATGTATAAATCCAATTAATACCTGGCTAAGCAAAGATTACGATATGATTGTTTGTCCTGAAACAGATATACATTATTGTCAATGGACATTTGCTGCGTCTGCTGAACACCCTATATTAAAATCAGTTTTAGATACAGTTAAAGAAAAATTATTAAATCCAGAATATGGATCACCACATTTTGTACACACTCATACTGGACCATCTATTTGGACTGAAGGAATAAATAAGGCATTAGGATTTAAAATTGATAATTTAATTAATGATTATCTATTGTTAAATTCTTGTGATAATGCTAAACTATATAAGTTCCACTGTTATGGCGGAGAAAATTGGCGTATATTTCATTTTATTGATGTTAAGCATATTTATGGAAGTCAAAAATGGAACGATGGAAATTATGTTCAATGGATTGAAGATCCACTAGTGAAAGGTACACGATAATTTTAAAGCCAGTATTTGAAGATGTAAAAGAATTTAGATACGAAGATCTATACTTACATGCAGTCAGCGCCCCAGCTGGAAATAAAATATTAAATTCTTGTTTAGAAATTGCTCAAATGTTAATTGAAAAAAATATATCTTACGGCAATTCAGCCCTAGAACCAATTAGAATATTTTCAACGGCGGATTCAACAGAACAATTAAAAGTAAGAATTGATGATAAACTAAATAGGGTAAAGAATAATAAAGGATTTGCTGGAGATAATGATATAGATGACCTAATTGGATACCTAATATTATATAAAATAGCCAAATCTAATTGACTTTTTAGTCAACTAGAATTATAATACATATATATGGAAATTGAATTATCAGATCATTTTGATCGAATGAATAAAGTTGTTGCCGAACTTTTAAAGGGCAACAATCCCACCCAGATTGCCTCTCTAACGGGCTATAAGCGGTCAGACGTAGTAGAACTTATAGACGAGTGGAAAACCGTCGTATACAACGATACAAGCTCTAAGGAACGGGCTAAGGAAGCCATCTCAGGAGCGGACCAACATTATTCTATGTTAATTAAAGAAGCCTGGAAAACAGTAGAGGATGCAGATCAGGCAGGGCAACTAAATGTTAAAGCTAATGCCCTTAAATTAATTTCAGATATTGAAACTAAAAGAATTGCCATGCTTAAAGAAGTTGGCCTATTAGATAATGCCGAGATGGCAGATCAAATTGCACAAACAGAACATAAGCAAGATATTTTAGTTAAAATATTAAAAGAAGTTACGGCCTCTTGTCCAAAATGCAAAATGGATGTAGCAAGAAGACTGTCTCAGATTACAGGAGTAGTAGAGCCAATTGAGATAATTCAGGAGGCAAATGGATCTTAATTTTAACGACCTTATTGATATCCTTGACGGAGAAGAGTTTGAAGAAAGACCAGTAGACCTACAAACTTTTGTTACAAGCCCTAATTACTTAGCTTTGCCACCACTTTCAAATTATCAATATACACTAATTGAAAAGTCATCTCAAATATATAAAGAGTCTACATTAATTAAATTATTTGGAGAAGAAGAAGGCTCTAGAGTATTTAAGCAAACAGCCAACGAAGTAATTGCTCAACTTGGTAAAGGTTCTGGCAAAGACTACTGCTCAACAATTGCAACAGCTTATATTGTGTATTTGTTATTATGCCTAAAGGACCCAGCGTCATATTATGGGAAACCACCAGGAGATGCAATTGATATTTTAAATATTGCTATTAACGCACAACAAGCAAACAATGTTTTCTTTAAAGGTTTTAAGACACGTATTGAAAAGTCTCCATGGTTTACTGGAAAGTACACAGACAAGGCTTCTGAAATGAAGTTTGATAAATCTATTACAGTTCATTCTGGTCACTCTGAGCGTGAGGCTTGGGAAGGATATAACGTTATTGTTGTTATCCTTGATGAGATTTCAGGATTTGCCACAGAAAATACAACTGGACACGATCAAGCTAAAACTGCAGACGCTATATATGAAATGTACAGGGCATCAGTAGATTCACGTTTCCCAGACTTTGGCAAAGTAATATTACTTTCTTTTCCAAGATTTAAAAATGACCCTATACAAAAATTTTATGAATCTGTTATTGCTGAAAAAGAAACTGTAGTAAGAAGTCATAATTTTAAAATGGACCTGGACCTACCAGATGGAACTGAAGGTAATGAGTTTGTAGTTGAATGGGAAGAAGACCATATAATTTCTTATTCTATTCCAAAAGTATACGCA